CGCTGATCCCTTTCTTTCCGGGGTCAACGCTAAGTACTCTATGAGTGCTTACCTTGTGATCGATGTTCCGCTGGTGGGTTACACCATCGCGGAGCAGAAGCAGGTTGTGGACGGCCTCACGGCCTACTGCACTGCTTCGACGGGCGCCCGGATCACCCAGCTTCTGGGTGGTGAGAACTGACCGATGAGTCGCAAGACGAATCGGTGGAAGATGATCCTTTGGATCCTCTCCCATATCACGCACTTCTGTGTGAGATACTCAGTTCCCATCTGGGCGTTACGTGTTGCGCCAGGCTTCTTATCAGCGTACTGCTGGCAGGAAACCTTAGCGGTGCAGCCCTGGATCGTTTTCTGAACGATCTAGGACTGTAGAAGGGTCTATCACAGCTCTGGATGCACCACTCTGTTATGAATAGAGGATGCATGAAAAGCCTAGATATTCTCTGGAGAGTGACAGCTGATGAACTCGCTGTCATATGTCGCACCAGTGCTGCCAAGGACTATAAAACGGTCCTTGGTCGAATCGAACATGAGGGATTGTCTTTTCTGACAATCACTCTTCCTAACTTTGGAAAAGACTTCGAAAGATGTCTCGACCAAGGTTATGTAGACTCCAGTTCCTTCGGTGGTTTCCACCGGAGAAAAGGGCCCCTCCCTGTTTTCCTGGGAGGTTTCCTGAGTCAGGTGTTCGATTCACAAACTGGGTGCTTACTCCATGATCCTAGTATAGATTCCATCTTTGCCATTCGTCAGCTTTCGCTGATGTTTGGTAAGATTCTCATCGAATGCTCGAAAGAGCGGACGAGGGACGCTATACGGCGGTACATGGAGTGTGAACAGGAAATTAAAGATGCCGATGTGTTAATTCCTGAGGAGGATGTAATTACCTTCTCGAGAATTTCGGCTCTGCTCTTCCAGGACGTCTTCACGGAATTTGAAAATAACTTCTATGAAGGCAAACTCATGCCTAAGCATGGGCCCGGGGCGACGGCTGACGGACTCCGCGGAAATGCGAAGTTTAATCAGCTCGAATGGCCGTTGGAATTGGAGAAGGTATTTCCCTACGGGGAGTACTGTTCTCCATCTTGGCGTTTTTACGCTGAGACTGTCTCCAACGTTAATTTCCTTGAACCCGGAGCCGTAAGACCTGTAAAGGTCATAACGGTTCCTAAGACTCTCAAGACACCGAGGATTATCGCGATCGAGCCCACCTGCATGCAATACATGCAGCAAGCTGTGTCGCAAAAACTCGTTGAACTTCTCGAAGTCAAAAGGATCGGTTTTAACAACCGTCCTAATGTCGTCTTGAATCAGATCGGTTTTGAATACCAGATGCCAAATCGGCTCCTGGCTCAACGGGGATCCCTTACGGGCTCCCTGGCAACACTGGATCTCAGTGAAGCTTCCGATCGTGTCTCGACTAGGCATGTAGACTCCCTTGTTGCGAACTTCCCTCTGTTAAAAGAGGCTTTGTTTGCTACTCGGTCGTCGAAGGCCAAGGTCCCTGAATACGGGGTTATCCCTTTATTCAAGTACGCGTCTATGGGTTCAGCGCTCTGCTTTCCCGTTGAGGCGATAGTTTTCCTTACCGTCGTTTATCACGGGATTGAAAGAGCGCTTAAGCGCCGAGTTGTCAGACGAGATATAATCTCGTTTGGTGATAAAGTACGCGTCTACGGAGACGATATTATCGTCCCCATAGAATATGTGCGTGACGTGATCTCTAGCCTTGAGCTTTTCGGCTTCAAGGTTAACAAGAGCAAGAGTTTCTGGAACGGGAAGTTCCGTGAATCTTGCGGCGGAGATTTCTTTGCGGGCCATGACGTAACACCTGTCAGGGTACGCAGAGAGTTTCCGTCGTCACGTCGTGACGTTGAAGAAGTGGAAAGCTTGGTAGCTCTCCGTAACCTCTTCTACACAAAGGGGTTGTGGCAAACTGCAAAGCACTTAGACGATATAATCGCGTTAGTACTTCCCCACTTTCCGATTGTGTTGCCTACTTCACCACTCTTGGGTCGTATATCTATTCCTTTCGAGTATCAGGAGGAAAAGATGTGCGAGCATTTGCATCGTCCCCTCGTAAGAGGATACGTTGCAAAGCACACGGCACCTAAGTCCGTCCTAGACGGATATGGAGCCTTGCTCAAGTTCTTTCTCAAGCAAGGTGATGAGCCTTACGACAGAGAGCATCTTCTACGCACAGGGCGATCGAAGAGCGCCAGCATAAAACTCAAGTGGTGTCCCCCGTATTAATACGGGGGGCGGAGCGTTCTCATCAGAGGACGTAGGCAGGTGAGTCGGGTGAGGTTCCAACCTTTCCTAATTTAGCCTGCCG